GCCAGTAAACTCAAAATGAGCTATGGAGCAGTTTATGCTCATCGCTTTCATTGGGGATTTTTTCAAATGGAAGGATCACGGGTATGGCGAGTCAGTAAAACAACGCTTGATCAAAAACGGCAAAAAACGCACAATGTTTGCCGATTAGACGATCAGGTCGGCGATAAGGAGAAATTATGCCGATCAGAAAAAATGAATTCGGTGTATGGCAGATCGATATTACCACACCGAGCGGCCAGAGAATTAGACGCTCTGCTCAAACAACTAAAAAACAATTAGCCCAAGAGCTACACGACAAGCTAAAACACGAATATTGGCAAGTCGAACAGCTCAATAAAAAGCCTGAAAGAACCATCGAAGAAGCCCTTGTGCGGTTTCTTGAGTCGTCAAAAGGGCAAAAAAATCTCAATGCAAAAATCCGCCATACGGAATATTGGCGATCTGTGCTGGCAGGGCGAACGCTTAGCTCTTTAACAACTGATGATATTGTCAATAATCTCCCCACCCACAAAATCAGTACGGGAGAAAAGCTATCATTATCCACACAAAACCGCTACCGTAGCTCTATAATGCGAGTGTTATCGCTTGCACAAAAAGCAGGTTGGATCGACCATATCCCTTATGTACCACGCAATGCAGAGCCAAAAGTTAGGGTAAGATGGATCACACAAACGCAAGCCCTGAACTTGATCAACGCATTGCAATTAGAGTGGATGAAAGACGTTTGCACTTTTGCATTAGCAACAGGAGCAAGAATGACCGAAATTTTATCGCTGACCTGGGATAAAATCGATCTTTCTCGCAATATTGCCATTGTCAGTAGCGATGTTGCCAAATCAGGGCGTGCAAGATCCTTATTGCTCGGCAAAGATGCCTTAGCCGTAATCGAAAAACGGCAATCCCAACGCCTCTCTCGTTATGTGTTCCACCGTGGACGAGATAAGCAAATCAAAGAAATTAGCTATCCTGATTTTAATCAGGCACTTAAAAAGTGCAACATCAGTGATTTTCGATTTCACGATTTACGCCACACTTGGGCAAGTTGGCACGTTCAAAATGGCACACCATTGATGGTTTTAAAAGAGCTAGGCGGTTGGGAAACGCTTGAGATGGTAAAACGCTATGCCCATCTTAATGCCGACCATTTACTGAGCTACGCAAATCACGTCAAACTTACGTCAAAGTGCATTTTAGACACTACAAAACTTGACGCTGAGAATGATATTTTGGACTGGGAGCCAGAAAAGAAAAAAGCCGTAAGTTACTGATTTGAAAGGCTTAACTTACGACTTAATACTAAATCCTTAATGGTGCCCGAGGGCGGACTTGAACCGCCACGACTCGAAAGTCGAGGGATTTTAAATCCTTTTTAAAAACAAATAAAATCAATAAGTTATTGATAAATCGATAAATTAAATAAACAATCTTAAACAAAGATAAACAATCTTACACAAAAATAGACACCAATAGACACCAAAAAGAACAAGGGATTTTGAAAAAATCAATCCCTTTTTAGGTTAGACAATGGGTTGAGTGCTACCGCACTTTCTAAGTGAGATGGGGCGAAATGAGCGTAACGCATCGTCATTTCAACAGTGGAATGCCCTAGTATTTCTTTTAGTACAAGGATATTACCCCCGTTCATCATAAAATGACTGGCGAAAGTATGGCGTAAAACGTGGGTAGATTGCCCCTTTGGTAAGTCAATGTTGGCACGCTCCACCGCATTTTCAAATGCTTCATAAGCGTCATTAAATAAACGCCCACGTTTTTTAGGCAACATATCATAAAGTTCTTTGCTAATTGGGATTGTGCGATTTTTCTTAGATTTTGTGTTGGTATAAGTAATTTTACAAGGCATTATTTGCGATTGGGTAAGCTGTTCTGCTTCGCTCCATCTTGCCCCCGTTGCAAGGCAAATTCGCACAATTAGCCCTAAATCTTTATTGCGGGAATTATCGCATTCAATCAATAACCGCTCGATCTCATCGCTATACAAAAAAGCAAGTTCCGTTTCAGCCTCTTTGAATAAGCGTACGCCTTCCAACGGATTTCCCGCTTTCCATTTACCTAGATTACGCATTTCATTAAAAACGGCACGCAGATAGGCGTGTTCACGGTTTACCGTGGCTTCTTTCGGTGGGCGTTTTGGGTTTTTAGAAAATTTCCCCGCAAGGCGTTGTTTACGATATTCCGCAAAAGTTTCTTTGCTTAGTGCGTTGGCTTTTAAATCACCTAAGTTTGTGGCAAGATTAAGTAGCTTATTTAAACGATTTTCACCGTCTGATAAAGTTCGCCCGTGTAGCTCATACCATTCTTTGATTAACTCTTTCAGCGTTGGGCTATCATCATCTGGCATTGACCACTCAATATCTGCTAGTTCATCGTTTTCTTGGCTGTGCTGATTTTGATAACGTAACGCTTCGCCCTTGGTTAAAAACCATTTGCGAATGCGTTTACCGTTTTGGTAAAAGTCAGCTAGCCACTTGCTGCCTTTGCTTAAATCCTTACGAACTGCCATTTTTAACTATTCATCTTGCGGATATTTACGGCGTGAATGAATCACGGTAATAATTTCAATGCAATCATCAGATTCACGGTAAACAATACGATAATGGCGGCAAAATGTTTCTCTTGTGCCGTCATCTCGACGTTTCCCCGCTTTGGGAAAAGAGGCGATCAAATTAAACCGCTCAATAAAGGCATTTTTTAATTTGATAAGGCTTGGAATTGACCCCGTGTATGCCTGAACATCAGCCAAAATAGATTTAATTTCATTATCCGCTTTGGGTGTAACAATCAATCTTTTAGCTGGCATACAATAAACTATCCTCTTCTTGTGTTGCCTCCTCAAGTTCCATAATTAACTGATCGGTAAATTGATTAATACCAGCTAACCAATCACTATGCTCAATCACATTACCCGCTTCAATCTCCGCAATGCCTTTAGCAATTTGTTCAGCTAAAAATTCATCGTAGCCCTCTTCTTTTACTGCAAGGGACATTAATTTTTTCATTACATCTTCTCCATTTTTAAAATTGCTTTGCCGATGATTTCTATTTCATCACGACGGCACGAGGTAAAAAACTGCTCAAAATCGATCATCACTTTATCATCTGGTAAAAGGGTTAAATGACGAATGGCATAAACGCCACCTATTTTTATCAAATAACACCCATCAATGAGATTGCCTAAAGGCGGCACAAGAAAAAAAGTTTGATTTCGATCAAAAAGACAAAAAACCTGCTGATAACACTCAACGGGTTCAAGGAAAGGAAGAAAAGCTCGATTAAATACTTGCGGCGGCATTTCTAACAATTTGCCATCTGTCAATTTTTGGGCTTTACATTGAATAAAATCAGTAAGAAAATCTATGTTTGGTAAGCCTTGTTCCACATTGTTTGACATCTTCAAACTCCTTACGTTTTTGCTCCAAGCGTTGCTCTGTTTCGCTAAGGTGCAAAACAACCGCTTGCATCATCTCTTTTTCTTGTGTTTTTTCAAATTTTAAATGTTGATTTTTCTTCGTCATAATAACCTCCTAGTGTGTTTAAGCCATTATACTACGAAGAAGCCCTTTTAGAATATGCACAAAAATCAATCATCATTCACCCAATTAAATTATTATCCCCAATCGCGACTTTGTTCGCATTGCCATTTATCACTGATAGGCGTATTTCGTCACTTACATCGTAATATTTAATAAGTAGTTTTTTTTCTAAACCTTAATTCAACAGGTGAAAAAAACTTTTTATTTCCTCTTCTCAAAACACCATTAATTGAAGTTCTACCAATTAATTCCCAACCATTTTGTAAATAAAACTCGATTTCACTATCTACATCTACGCTGTCAACACAAGACGTTTGATAAATATAAAAAGTAGGAGTTTTTACAGGGGAGCGAGTTATCTTTATTTCACCATTAGCTCCAATAATATTGTTGCTATTTCCTTCCACCTTTTGATCAATTTTTATTGACATATATTTTACTCTCCCCTAGTAATGTGAATGTTTCCATTACCAACTACGTTATTAGCAGAACCGTGTACAGTTTGTGAAATTGAGATAACCTTATTTTTCATTCCTGTCATAAAGGCAATTGACTCTAATTTTTCCCTTTCATCTAAGTCATTAAATGCTAGTAACGCCATTTTTTCGTGCGTAGATAGTTCTGCGTCCACATTCTTACCATAAATAAGCCAATCAATAGATACATCGTAGGTATTAGCTATTTTTAGAATTGGATCAAATGGCACAGAATTTTTAGATCTCCACTTATTGATATTGGGAGCTGCTATCCCGATGATCTCTGCTAGTTCTTTATCAGAATGAACAACACAAATTTTTTTCATTCTTTCGATAATTTCATATGAATTTAATTCACGTCCCTCTCTCATAAAATCACCTTTTTGTTATTGAAAAATAACCTATGGTTATTTATAATTAAATAAAGGTTAATAAAAGTAACCTATAAAAGCTTAAAGTTATTTAAAGATGATTATAGCACAAAGAAGGAGCAAAGATGAACAAAAGAAAAATCTTTGGCGTAATGCTGAATGATGAGGAACGCCAATCAGTGAAGCAGTTAGCCAATCAAGAACACCGCAGTGAATCAGCAACTGCCCGCCTTTTAATCCTTGAGGCGATTGAGGCTCGCAAGAAAAAAGAAACACCCCAAACAACCCTTTAGGAGGCAATATGGGAAGACGCAAAAAAGAAGAACTGGTCCTCACACCAGAGCTTGAAGCCAATTTAAGGGCAAGACGGTTTTTAACAGTGAGGGAGTTCGCCGCACTTTATCACAAATCAGAGCGTCAAGTAACTTATGCCATTGAGAAGAAAAGGTTAAAAATCCGTGAACGCGAAACGGGAAGAAGTATGTTTTTTATCGATATGGTCGCCAGTCAGCGACTAGGTGGCACGGTATAGACCGCACTCATCAAAGTGCGGTGGGATTTTTTGATAATTTTATAGGTGGAGAAAATGGAAAAATTAAATCAACGTGAAATTCATATTAAATTAAAAGCATCAAGCTACAACCTGACAACATTAACCTTTATCAATAAAAAAGCGGGTGAGGCACTTTCCGACGTGAGAAAAGCCATTGAGGAAGTGAAACAAGCGATTAATCCTGTGGCTTCTCACCCAACACCCCAGCCAAGTAGCGATCAAAGATTTCCGCTACTTCCAGAGACGTTTCAGAAATTGCGTCGCTTGCGTGAACAGTCTCTTGCTCAAAAACGTCAAGAAAATCATCAAGTGTTGGAGAACGAACCAACGCCCGCACCAGTGAGCGATTCAGCGTTTCCAAAAATGCCACTTTCATTTCAAGCTCGTTTAGACGTACTTGCTGTGTTTGATCGTTTTGCTTTTGGGGAACAGACATATGATGACCTCTTTAAGTTAAGTTGCGAGTTAGTCGAAATTTATACGCAAGGATACAGCAAAACCCAAAGGGCTGACAATGAAAAAACGCACTCTACCCGCTCAAAATAAACGAAACATTGAAATAACGCCTTTAGGGAAACGGCTTATTACCACTTGCCCTAACGGGCAGAAAGCGAGGTTTGTCGCGGTGCAAATTTGGAGAATTGAGAATGGCATTTACTGAATTTCCTACGATTATCCCAACCCCGAAAGAAGTCAATCAAAGGTGGATCGCCTATTGCCGTAACGTGTTAGGAGATAAAGATCCGATAACCAAAGCCTTTAATCGCCTTTCTCAACCCGAAAAGGGTTGTGTGATTGCCCTTGCAGGCACAGAGAGCGGGGATTTAAAAACGCCTTATTTATCGGATTTACGCTTAGAAAACTACACCAACGAAGGCTATAGAAAAATTGCAAGGGCAATGTGGCGAATACGGACGTTAGCCAATCAGTTACCCGATTTCAGCACGTTAAAAACCTACACCACACAAGATCAGTTAATGACAAGGGAAAAATACAATGCAACACACAATTAATTTGAGCCGTTTGAATATCAATGTGGCAAAAGGGGCGATGTTTTATTGGGTAGATAGCCATAACGCCTTTTTAACTTATGCAAAACGCGATAAAGCGAGAAAGCAATACTTTTTAAACAAAGCGGCACAATGCCGAAGACAAGCGGCGGATTTAGTGCGTGTTATGCGTTTAAAACATCATATTCATTAAGGAGCAACCACAATGACAATCCAACATCAACACATTATCGAACTTTCCAATCGTTATCAACTTTGTGTCAATGATAACGGGTTTATTCTTTATCAGCTCACACTCAATAATGACGGAGTGTGGAAACGCTCAAAAGGGCAAGTTTGCCGTAACTTTGAAGCGGTGGTTGAAACCCTTGAATATTGCGAGTTAAACAATGAAGACGTAAATAGTTTGCGTGATTGTGCAAGCACGTTACAAGCCATTTTAGGCGAAGTTAAAGAAATCAAAGCGTTATCAGTTAGTCAATAATCTATTTTCAGGGCGGTTGTGATGTCATTACTTCCTTCTAACGATTCCACAGCGAGCAATCGCCCTGAACCTTTCTTTCAGGTGTCGCCACCTATTCCCTATAAACCGCAACGCGATCCCGATGAACAGCTTACCGCTGCACAGTTAGATCTGTTTGAAACCGTGCCAGAAGACTATGAATTTGTCGAAGCCTTTTTAAAACAATTCCCCCGAGCAAGGCTGCGTGAGCATTTTCGCCATTTGTATTTGCGGGAATATCGCAGTGTGAAAGATGATGGGTCGATTGCCTTTGCTTGTGGTAATAAGCAACGTTATCAGGCTAACACTTGGCTGCGTTCCTTGGGCGAGCGGTTGGAATTAGTGTTTAAGCAATATTCTATTTGCCTTGATGAGCTATTTACCTTTATCGCTTTTCAGGGTGGAAATTCAAAATGGTTAGAAGATTTAATGCTTGATCCTCAATTCAACGAAACCGCCCAAAATGAAAAATACAAAAAATTCCTGAATGCGGAATATGACGAAGAAAAAACCAAACGCAACGATACCCGTTGGCAAAGCAAGCAACGCAATCAACGTAATCAAGCCAGTGTGCCATTTTATTTGCTCACAGAAACCAAGTTAAAAGCCCTTGCCGACCAGTTAGCCCGTGCCTTTAGCCAACATCATTATGACTATGTAAAACACATTGCGAAACAGCACCAAGGCGATCCATTAAGTGCGGTGGAAATTCAGCAACATTTTTTTAAGCTCTACCAACAATGCGGCGAACTTTGCGAAAAAATCGGCTTCCCGATGAACCATTGGGAAAGCCACAAAAACGCCAAAAAACTGAAAGGGGAAATTGTCGATGCCGCTCTTTGCCGTATGGCGTGCGAAAAATATTGGTTTAAACGTATGCGAACCACACAAAAGCAAATGGTAGAACATATCGCTATTGCGTGCGGTGGCGTGCGTCGTGGGTTGGCTCAATATATTTCTAACGAGGGCTTCAAAGATTGGGCGTATCAGGTCAAGAAAAATCACGATTTTTTGAAACAAATGATCGTAGAAAATATTGACGACCCCGCCGAACAAGCCGAGCTGTTCGATATGTATTTCAAGAGTTCCAGCAATCCCGCGTTACGTCGTAAAGAGCTGATGAACCGTTTACGCGGCATTGAAGAATGGGCGGAGGAAAAAGGGCATATGGCGTTATTTTTAACCTTAACCGCCCCAAGCAAATACCATTCACACCACGAAAGCGGAGCGAAAAATAAAAAATATAACGGAGCAACACCAAAGACAACTCAGAGCTATTTGAATAAGGTATGGAAACGCTTCCGTGCCTTACTCAAAAAGCGTCGCATTGCCTTTTACGGTATGCGTGTCGCCGAGCCACACCACGACGGCACGCCGCACTGGCATTCGTTGCTTTATATCCAACCGAAGCATAAAGACGAAGTGATCCGCCTGTTTCGCTTGAAAGCCCTTGAGGAAGATGGCGACGAGCGAGGGGCAGACGAACACCGCTGTAAGGTGGAAGAATGCGATCCCGCGAAAGGTACGCCAACGGGCTATATTGCCAAATACATTTCAAAAAATATCAACGGCTTTGCCCTTGATGATGAATATTCAGACGAAGATCCAGAAATGTTGTTAAAAGACAATGCTGCCCGTGCGAGAGCGTGGGCGAGCTGTTGGCATTTACGTCAATTCCAATTCTACGGCGATAAGTTCGTTACGTTATGGCGTGAATTACGTCGCCTTGCGAGCCAAGTAACGAAAGAAGAACGCAACCAAAAAGCCCAAGGTTACAGCAATCAGTTAAGCCTTGAGTTATCCCACTCACAAGCAAAGCCTTATCCGAAAGCGTGGCAATTTGACGATCGCACCCTTGCTCGTGCGGTAACTTGTGCCGACGTGGGCGATTATGCGGCGTTTGTGGATTGCTTAACGCCAAACGGTTTTTTAAGTGAGCGGAAAGATAACCCGCTCAAAATGCACTATGAAACCAGCGAGCCGAACCATTACAACGAAACACGCCAAATTATTAAGGGGGTAAAAAATGCCTTTTCCTTGGCTGAACCTATTTTAACCCGTCTTAAAAAATGGGTGATTAAGAAAGGTGATCCAAATCGCCACACCAAAACCCACGAGCGAAGCGAGGCTAACTTAGGCGGGCTTGCCCGCCCTTGGACTTGTGTCAGTAACTGTAACCTTAAAGAGCGGTCAAATTTAGAGCAAAAAATAAGGCAAGCAGTGAGACCAATCGCCAAGCCGCTCAATGATCACCAGATAGAACAATTATTGATAGGTAAAAGGCTAATTTTGAATAGGAAATATTCGATACAAATTATCAATAATGATGTCGTTATCAACGAAAGCAAGCAACCCGTGCAGACGGTATTGTCTGACGCAAGCGGCATTTTGCAAAAAATCTGGAAGCTCTTTTCTTGACATTAATTAAATTCACAAAAAGGAATGCAATTATGAATAAATCTAATACAAAGAAGCAAGATAAAGACCTATGGGCTACGCCTTGGTGGGTCTTTTGGTTTGCAGAAGCCTATTTTGGAATCAAATTTGATCTTGATGTGTGTGCAATGGCACATAATAAAAAAGTGAAAAAATACATCAGCCCAGAACAAAACACCCTACTTACAGACTGGAACGAGCGTTTTTGTTGGTGCAACCCGCCCTACTCTAACCCGTTGCCGTTTGTAATGCGGGCTATTCAGCAATCCGTACTACACAACAAAACCGTAGTAATGCTGCTCAATGTGGATAATTCGACGAAATGGTTTAATCAATGTGTGCGTAATGCTAAAGAGATTGTTTACATCACGGATCGGCGTATTCCTTTTATTAATAACGAAACGGGCGAAGAAACCGATCAAAATAATAAAGGGCAAATGCTGGTTTTATTTGCCCCGAATAACGGCTTAGATTGTTTGAAAACAAGCTATGTTTCAATGCTAAAAATGCGAGAAATTGGCAATCAATGGGGGCGTGAAAATGGTTTATCAGCCTTTTAGTCATATACCCGTAAATCGTAATGCACAGCCTTATGATTTGCCTTATCAACCTAAAAATGAGGATAAAAAAATGAATAATATCAATATCACACCTATTATTGATTGGTTTAAAACTGCTGTACCAAAGCCAACAATAAGAAATAAAAATATACAACTTGGCTGCCATTTTGAAGAATTTGTTGAAATGCTAAAAGCAGGAAAATTGACAAATGCTGTAGTTATAGAAAATCTCGAATATCAGGCTACTCTTTTTAAAAGCTGCTCTATTTTTATAGAAGAATTATGCTATGAAGAAAAGCAAGAATTATTAGACGCGTTATGTGATCAAATAGTAACAGCTATTGGGGTAGCTTATATGTTAGGAATGGATATTCAAGGAGCATTAAATGAAGTTAATAGCTCTAATTGGTCTAAGTTTGAAAATGGTAAGCCCATTTTTAATGAGCAAGGAAAAATTGCGAAAGGAAAAAGCTATTTTAAACCTAATCTAAGTAATTTTATAAATAAGGGGGAATAATGAAAGAACGTTTCACGAAACTATTAAATAAATTATTAAATCTATTCGCTGCTATGCTTGCTCTCTCTTTATTAATTTTATTTCATATAATCATTTTTTGCCAAATTCCTGTAGATTTATTAATGGGGAATAAATCAGATTTCTTGAAATGGTTTATTGCTTATAAATATTGGTGGCACTTGTTATTAAATGAATTTGGCTTAATCAGTGGAGATAAATTTCAAGAAACGCAATTAGCTTTTAATAATTTATTTAAAGATTAATCAATCATAATAAATGCGAGTGGAAATATGCTCAAGAAATTAAAATATTTTTTATTCAGACTATGGTATCCCGTTTCTTATGAAAATTATCGGGATATTAGTTACAGCAAGATAGGAGCAGAAAGCCATAGCATTTATTGGATTAATTTAAAAACGGGTAAACACAAAACAACCTACTATTTTAATAAAGGGTTTATGTCAGATTATCGTTTTAATATTATGCAAAATATTTATAAAAAAAATTATATTATTAGGGAAAAGAAATAATGTATAAGATTAAAAATATCATTAAATTTATAGTGACTATATTAAAATTTATTTTTGGTGCGTTACTTTTATTATATGCTATTTATTTTGCTGTGAAATATGAAAATAGCTTGCCAGTAATTCCTATCAGAGAATGTAGCCCTTTCTCTTTTTGTGATTATAGAAAATAAAATCAGTACGACGCTCATAAAAAAGCAAAACCGCTTAAGCGGTTTTATTTTTGTAAGTGCGGTAAATTTCACAAAGGGCTTTTATTCCTTGCGGGCGTGAATTGCCAAGTTCGGCAAGAATTTCATCAAATTCATTGGCTAGGTCTGTTGGCATTTGTAGCATAATTCGGCGAACTTTCCCTTCTTCAAGGGCTTTTTTGGTGTGGGCGGCTGCGGTTTTGGCTCTTAATTTTTTGCTGTGTTCTGTCATTGCGTTTGCCATTTTTTATTCCTTTTTAACAAGATAACTTGATTTTCAATGAAGTTTAACTTAAGATGGAAGCCATCGGGGAGGTTGTCCCCCTCCCCTCTGGATTAGTGTTTAGTAAGCTGGAAAGCTCACTACTAACAACACTAATAAGATGATGATAAGGATTGGTTTCATCTTCTTACTTCCTATTGTAAGCCCCACTCTGAACAGCGTGGGGTTTGCTGTTTCTAGCCCTTGCTAGATGTTTAATATTATACTATACAAAATAATAAACACAAGTATTTTTTTCATTTTTTCTCAACAAAAAAGCCGCTTTCGCGGCTTTATTATGCACTCAATTCTTGTCTTAATTCTTCCTTATCATCTTCTGAAAGTTGCCCGATCAATAATTTTAAAAAGTTCTTTTTGGTTAATAAGCTCGTTTTTGTGGTATGACTAAATTCTTGGTTCACGACGAACTTATGTTGGCATTTGGGATTACAACAAGAACAATATAGCCGATTGAAATCGGTTTTATGTATTCGATCCGCTTTTGTAATTACGGCTTTTGATTTACATACATTACAATAAATATCTACTGTTCTTGCCATTCTTTTAACCTTACTTTTTGCCAAAAAATAAAAACAATAATATAGCAAATTACTGTCTATTTATACACTAAAAACGCGGTTTTATTCCACTTTTTTTGTGTCTAAAAACTTGACTTTTAACGCATTTCCAATCTCGGGATCGTTATTAATCGCTTGGCTAATAATGGACTGCATTGGCAACACTTCATCTTGTCGATAAGTATCACGTAATTTGATCGGGTCGCCCAATCCGCCTGCATTACTTGGGATAATTCCCCCTAAGCCGGGTGGGAATCGGTGAGCGGTTAAAATATCCTGGGCGGATATGTTTTTGATGTTAGCAAATTCATCTTTAGTGCCAGTATCGCCAATTGGAATAATTTTCACACCATCGGGCGAACCATTGGGAATATTGATAAACATACTTTTAAAATTCCCCACCCCGCGGCTTTGCTCAATTTTTTTCGCTAGCTCTTCTTCCATTTCCTCGTTGAGATCCGGATCGGTCGCGTACAAAATAAAGCCCATATGTGCCCCATTGCTAAAATAACGGCGGCGGAATATGGTTGCGTCTGAATTTAACAGTGCGGATTGAATCCCGCCCACATAATCGGGTGAGCCGTAAACTTGTTGCATTGGGTCATAGAGCTTAATAAAAATGATGTCTTTCGCCTCAAATTGATACACTTCGTTATCTTCATTCAGCAAGGATTTACGCAGTAAATAAGTATAGCCGCCGTCTTTACGCACTCGCAAATACAGGGAAGATAACACGTGCAACCGTACCACTTGCCCAAAACCATTGCGGATTTTGAGCAAGCCCACGTCGCCAAACTGAATGAGATTTAAACATAACGCCCGCATATCCATTTTTGACAATGCCCCGCCCGTATAATCACTACTGATCATATTGGCACGGCTATTTAAAATGCCGCAATGTTGGGCGTTTTGGTGTGGTAACTTTGCCAACACTTGGCGATTAATCGGCGGAAGATAACAGTGGTATGTGTTATCAAAGCCTAAGCCCATATAATCCAAGGCTGGTGCACCCGTGAGGCTGTTTTTATCTAATTTGCCCCAGTTGAAAGATTTCACTTGAGCAGATTTATATTTTGAAAGTGCGGTCTTTTTTTTCGTCATTTTTACATTCTCCAAACGCTGCGGCGTTTTTTGTTTTCATTAAGAGGTTTGTGATCAACGGCATTACAAATCGCCCAAAACACATCAGCGTGCTGGTTTTGGCTAGTGCGGTCAGCGATATAAGTCATTTGCCCACCGCTTCGGGTGGTGGTCTGTTTAATCATTAAGAAACTGGCTGGAATATCCGTTTCTTGCTCCGACCATTCGATCAAGCCGTTTTCAACTAAATCATAGACTTTCAACACCATTGAGGCTTTCACCTCTGGGCTATAATTAATCGCGGTGGTTGCACGTGGGGCGAAATCTTTCACCATTTCATACACCCCCACACCTACGCCCGTGGCATCAATGCCGATATGGGTAAAATGGTATTTTTCAGCCAGTTCTTTAATTTGTTCTGATTGATACTTATAGCTAAGCCCGTGCCACTGGTGGCGTTCCAATACACGGAATTTTTCTTTTGGCAAAATGGGCGGAGCAATGACAACAAAACTCGCTCCGTCCACACTGTGAGCGGGATCATACCCGCCCCACACTTCACGCCCCCCGATCGGGTTCGGATCGTTAAAATTAACGTCTTTCCATTTGTGTGTTTCTACCGCACATTTGAGCAATTTAGAAATAGTGAAAATGGAATCGGCATCATCAACCCACTTACACATAAAGAGCTGTTCAAACGCAGCACGACTATATTTTTGGCGTAGTGCGTCAATATCAAATAGCACGCCTGCCCCGCCCGCAATGGCATCTTCAATAGTGATGACATAACGCCATTGCCCATCAGGGCAAACGCAGCCGCCTTTTCGCATTGCTTCAAAAGTGGGGAAAACAACTTCTTTACGTTCAGCCGATCCTTGTTTCCAAAGCTCACCACTCCAGAACTTATAAGCTCCGTGAAATTTTGAAGAAGGGGTAGTAAAATAGGTTTCACGCCATTTTTTGTGCGTTGCCATTGCCGAAGATACGGTATTAAATTCTTCAAAATTGCGTAACCACGCGTATTCATCGCCGTAAACGTGTCCGTGATAACCTTGTGCCGTCGATTTATTAGTGGATAAAAAATGCAGCTCCGCCCCATTGCTCAAAATAATCGGATTACCTTTAAGTTCTACTTCAAAATATTCTTTCGCCATTTTGATGATGTAGGTTTTGAAGATTTCCGCTTGGCGTTTGGAGGCAGATAAAAAGAGTTGGTTATCCCCTGTTAAAATGGCATCTTCTAAGGCTTCAAAAGCAAAATAGTAGGTCATACCCACTTGGCGAGATTTTAGAATATTGCGGACTTTGTGATGCTTGTTGTCGCGACAAGTGAGCTGATAACTAAAAAGCGTATCAAGAAACGGCTGGAACATTTCGGGCGTGATGTGCGAGATGTCATTTTTGGCTTTTTTCGGCTTTTTCTTGCGTTCTGTTGCGTCCGCAAAATTTCCGTCAAATTGCACCGCACTTTGATTTTTCTCACTTCCAGCGGTTTGCTTTTGTCTTAGCGTTGCCCGTTGCTTTTTATATTGCAGATCCTTATCAATCAAGGCTTCTAATTCCTTGATCTCTTGATCTGTTTTGCTCTCCCTTTCCGTGAGTGTGATGATCCGCAGGGCAATGAGTTCTTCAATGCCCTGTTCGCTAATCATATTGCGCCAGTTGTATTTTTCCGCCCAGTAATAAATCGGGCGGGCAGAATTTAGCCCCAATTCTTTAGCGATTTCGGCGGGTGTCCATTTTTTCAAATATAAATGTCTTGCCCCGTAAATCACTTCATCAGAATAACGTTGGGATTTTCGCTTGCGTAATGTTTTGATCGTATCCATACCGCTATTTTTCGCCATTTCAACGGAAAAAATAGCGACAGAATTCGGATATGTTCGGATATGGCTCGTTTTTGCGGTATATCCGAACATATCCGAATTTTACACCGTGATTTTTTGCCAAAGATGGGAAAGAATGCCCGAAGTAATGATTGAAACCTTGCAACCAAAAGGCAGAAAAAATGAAGAACGAAAGCAAAATCAAAACAGGGTTTATTTGTGTGGCGACATCGGGTTATTCCGTTGATGGTCGTCAGATTACTGCCGCCGAATTGCACGAAATGGCAGAAAGCTATGATCCTGAATTATATACCGCGAATTTATGGCTAGAACATCGCCGCTTTATGAGTTTCGGGCAAGTGTTAGAACTCAAAGCGGAAGATCAACCGAACGGCGAAACCAAACTTTATGCGGTGATTGCTCCGAATCAATATTTAGTCAATATGAATGCCGAAGGGCAAGGTTTATTTTCTAGCGTTGAAATTATGCCGAATTTCCGAAACACGGGAAAAGCCTATTTATACGGCTTAGGCGTTACAGACTCCCCTGCTTCTGTGGGTACAACCAAGTTAGATTTTTTCAAGGTAAACCCAAACGGAAGCCAATTTGGTGAATTTGTAAAAATGGATTTCGCCATTCAAAAAGACAACGAAGAAGACCGAATGAAACGCGGTTTTCTTGGTGCATTGAAAGAAATTTTTTCAAGTTCCGCTCAATCCAATGAGCAAACCCCTTCCGAAAATAATAACAATAAAGAGGAAATTTCTATGACCGAAGAACAACTTGCCAAATTTGGTGCAGTGATCGCCACCGCTGTGGCTTCCGCTTTTAGTGCAAAGCAAGAGCCTGAAAAGCCCGTAGAACCAAAGGCAGAGCAACCAAAAGAAGCCCCTGCTGCGGAAAATCAAGGCGTAACCAAAGAAGAATTTAACCAGCTTTTAAGTGCTTACCAAGCTCTAGAGCAAAAATTCAACACCTTAGCCCAAGAAACAACGCCAATCCCTCACGGTGTGCCAGTAGAGGGCAAAGAAAACGTGTATTCCGTAAATGGTTATAACATTGATTTAAGCAAAGGATTTTAATAATGAACAGACCAGCATACTATGCCCTTGCGGCGGCATTATCCGCACATTTTAATGTGCCAATGGACGCAATTTTACGCGGTGAAAGTTTTTCACTAAAAGCCCCTGAAGCTGCTTTGTTAGGCTCAAATATTCAGCAACGCTCTGACTTTTTGAAACAAATTAATATGGTGCAAGTGGCTACCTTGAAAGGTAACAAACTCTTTGGTGCCACTGAAAAAGGGGTAACAGGTCGTAAAACAAACGGACGCAACCTTGCTTCACTGGATCACACACAAAACAGCTTTGAATTAGCGGAAACTGATAGCGGTATTCTCATTCCTTGGGCGTTATTTGATTCCTTTGCCTTGTTCAAAGATCGCCTTGTAGAGCTTTATAGCGAATATTTCCAAAACCAAGTGGCGTTAGACATTTTGCAAATTGGTTGGAACGGTAAAAGTGTGGCAGCAGATACCTCAGCTTCTGATTTATCTGACGTAAATAAAGGTTGGTTGAAACTACTTGCAGAGCAAAAAGCCAAGAACTTTATGACGGAAGCGGAAGCCTCAAGCGGAAAAATCACCATTTTTGGTAGTGGCTCATATTATGCCAACCTTGATGAATTAGCTTTCGATTTGCGTCAAGGCTTAGATTATCGTCATCAAAACCGCAATGATTTAGTGTTCTTAGTTGGTGCGGATTTAGTCAGCAAAGAAACCAAACTCATTCAAAAACAACACGGTTTAACCCCAACAGAAAAAGCCGTTTTAGGCTCGCATAATTTAATGGGTAGCTTTGGCGGTATGAATGCGATTACACCGCCTAACTTCCCTGCTCGTGGTGCGGTAGTAACAGCATTAAGTAACTTGAGTGTGTACACCCAAGCGGAAAGCGTACGCCGTTCATTGCGTAGTGATGAAGATCGTAAAGGGGTAATTACTTCTTACTATCGCCAAGAAGGCTATGTGGTTGAAGATTTAGGCTTAATGACCGCAATCGATCACACTAAAGTCAAATTTGAAGGTGAAAGCTAAGGGGTAAAAAAAATGGGAATGCGTGAATTTCAAAAACGAATGGAAAAACTGACCGCACTTGAAAATCCAGAGGCGGCAAAAGTGGCTGATGTCGTTTCGCACAGTCAGCAAGAGGTGATTGATATTGCCTTAAAAAATGACGTTGAGAAAATTCGCTCACTCCCTAGCCTTGCAGACCGTGCAGAATACAAACGCAATCACTTTTTTCCAAAGTGGTTGCCGTTAGTTGATGAATATTTTGCTAAAGGAGAAATTTATCAAAATGATGTTATTGCCTATTGCATTATCTATTCTTTTGATGTTGGCGATTTGGGCAGTGCTACACGATTGGCGAGAATGGCTATTGCCCAAAACCAAGCAATGCCAGCCAATTTTCGCAGTACCTTGCCGACCTTTGTGGCTGACCAAGTGTTGGCGTGGGCTGAAAGAATGGCTCACCAAGGTCAAAGTGTGGAGCCTTATTTTTCTGACACATTTGAAGCGGTGGCGACAGCGTGGAAACTCCACGAAATCGTAACGGCGAAATGGTACAAATTCGCCGCAACGCTCTTTTTACGCAACGCACAAGGCGAAGTTCACGCGGCTAGCGTTGCAGACATTGAAAGCCTTGAAATGGCGTTATTTTTGGCACAAAAAGCCAATGAATACAACCATAAAGCGGGCGTAAATTCAATGATTGACCGCATTATTATGCGACTTAAAAAACTCCACCAAAGTGCGGATCTTAACTTGGATATTCGCCATCTTACTGTAGAAGACGCAATAGAAAAGTTACGATCCCGCACTTCTTTAGCAACTCCAGCCCTAGCCGACAAGGAGCAAGCCGATGTTTAACGGGGTGGCGATTGAATATGATGATAGCGTTATCAGTTCTAATGGCTTTTGGGGCGATATTGAAGTGAGCGAATTTCAAAAACAACGTGCGATCCCCGTTCAAGTGCCAATCGAAATGATTAAGGCTTCACTGATTCAGGCAATGCAAGAAGTTGAATTGGAGCTTGAGGAAGTGGCACAGCATTATCAATCCAAGGGCATTTTGCACGTTCGCGAGATTACCGCCGTGCAAATTGGCGGGGAAAACTTCGCTCAAACTCAATATAAAAAAGCGGTATTCGCCCGTGCCAAAGCGGATTTATTACCCGAGTTCCTCACGCTATCCGCAAGAGAAATCCACGAGGGGCGGGAGCTGGTACAAGCACAAAAAAGCCTGTTGGCTGAATCCTCTTTCGCAATTCGTCGTCTGAAAGGGAAAAAACGGGGGAAAGTATGGCTACTTTAATGCTGTATCAGCAATTAACGGAATTTTTAAAAAAGCAACTGCCCGAAAGTTATCGGAAGAACCTTTATTCTTGGATTGAAAAAGGGTCATTGATTAATCAAGGTGGCGATATTACCCCAACAGGAATTGAGGTTGCTCATATTCGCTATTCAGCTACGTTGCTTTTTAATGAGTTTCCTTATCGTAAATTATCCGCCGCGTTGGTTATGGCTCAAATTCAAACGTGGCTTAATGAACACGATGAATTACGTTGCCAATTAGATTTTGCGGATTGTGATTTTAGCTTAGATATTTATGACGATGACACGGCAGATTTAACCTTTGATATTGAATTTCAAGAGCCAATTACCGCCGTTATTGATCCAAAAGGCACGTTAGAAATTGACGGTCAGCGGTACAAACTTGATGAAATTCATATAGACCACGCTGAACATTTTGATTTAACCACGAAAAAAGAGAGCTAATTTCTTATGCACGTTACAGGTGGCTTTACTAAGGAGACACTCAAGCAATTTAAAAGTCTAGCTAATTATTTCCGTTTATCTCCGAAAATAAAACAGCAGACAATGCAACGAGTGTTGTGGCGTTTAAAACGCAAAACAGAACAAAATGTTACTAGGCAACAAACACCAGAAGGTAAACCGTGGAAACCACGGAAAAAACCGCGTAAAGGCTTAAAAAATAAAATGCTCCGCCGACGCGGGCAATATTTAAATTCAAAATTAGAGTTTAACGGCAATCAAGGACGTTTAACTTATACCGATAAAAGATCGGCTCAAGTTGCCGCTATTCATCAATACGGGCTAGAAGTTACCAATGTTCAGAATGAGCAAGACAAAATTCATCTTGAAAGATTGCTAAAACAAAATAATCAAAAAGCAACACCAAAGCAAGCCAAAAGGCTAAAAGAATTAGGTTACACCGTATCGACAGGAAAGAAATTAAAAAACGGTAAAACAAAACGGAAAAATGCCAGTATGAAAGACATCACAAGTAGGCTTTCTCGTGGTCAAGCTGGTTTAATTATCCGAATGGTTGAAGAAAAGCAAGGGATAAAAATTCGCCGCGGTTTACGTTCTTACAAAATGACTAAGCGAGAATTTCTTGATGAAAATGAACAACGTAATGCTGAAGTTATCACAGAAGAGCTTTTTAAAGCCTTTGAAAGAAGCGGAATACATTTAACGCTTTAAGCAATGAATGACTAAAACAACAATAACAAGAGGTCAATCACTATGTACCCTTATGTACGAATTAACGCCCTTAATCAATTAAGTGGCCCGACAAAAGAAATTGAACGCCACGCCCTATTTGTTGGCGTGGGTGAAACTAATAAAGGGAAATTGATTGCGATTACCCCTGACAGTGATTTAGACAAGGTTTTTGGCACAACTGAAACCGAGTTAAAAAAACAGGTGCATACCGCGATGGTCAATGCCAATTCGGATTGGTACGCCCACGTTTATATTGCTGATGAAAGCGGTTATGACTTTGTCGAGTGCGTGAAAGCGGCTCAAAGTGTGGCAAGTTTTGAATTTTGCGTTAATACCTACACCACAGGCATTGATAAAAGCAAAATCAACGCCTTGCAAACCTTATATAAAGAATTGCTTAATTCCCTTTCTCGCCGCACCTTTTTTATTCAGGCAATCGGCGGGATTAATGCCGATCAAAGCGAGGGCGAAACGTGGGATGAATACGTTTCTAAACTCGTTACCCTACAACAAGAGATCGTAGCCGAACACGTTATGCTTGTGCCTAATTTAATGGGAAATGATGTTGGTGCGTTGGCTGGGCGTTTAGCCAATTCTGCGGTTTCCATCGCGGATAGCCCCGCTCGCGTTAAAACAGGGGCGTTGGTGAATATTGGTGATAACAAACCGAAAGACAAAGACGGCAATGAAATCACCATTGCACACCTAAAAAGCCTTGAGCAAGCCCGCTATTCCACGTTTATGTGGTATCCAGACTATGATGGCTACTATTGGTCTGATGGGCGAACCCTTGATGTAGAAGGTGGTGATTATCAAGCGATCGAAAATGTGCGGGTAATTGATAAAGCGGCTCGTAAAGTGCGATTACTTGCCATTGCGAAAATTGCCGATCGTTCATTTAACTCAACCTCATCAAGTACTGAGTTTCACCAAACTTATTTCGCAAGCCCTTTACGCGAAATGAGTAAATCCACCCAAATTGCGGGGATCACCTTCCCAGGAGAATGTATGCCACCGAAAGAAGGCGATATCGTGATTAACTGGATGAATAAAAACGAAGTCAAGATTTATATGAAAGTGCGAACTTATGATTGCCCGAAAGGCATCGAAGTCAATATTTTCTTAGATTTAACCACCTTAGGAGATTAAGGCAATGAGTGCAAGAATTTCAGGAATGAACTTTGATATTTATATGTTAGGTCAGCCGATCCACGTGGAGGCGGTGAGCTTATCCATTTCCGATAACAGTGCAGCGGCGACAAGCCGCGGTGTGCCAGATGGTTTTGTTGATGGTGATGTATCCGCCGAAGGTGAGCTTGAAGTAGATACAAAAAACTTCGGCAAAATCAAAATGGTTGCGGCTGCCGTAGGCAGTTATCGGGATTTACCCGAAACTGATCTTGTGTTTTTTGCCAAACGAGGCAGCGAACGCCAAAAAGTGGAAGCCTTCGGCTGTAAATTACTGATTACCGATCTGTTAGATATTGATCCTAAAGGTGGTAGTAAATCCACCCGTAAAATCAAATATTTTGTAACTAGCCCCGATTTTGTTCGCATTGATGGCGTGCCGTATCTCTCTAGCTACGACACCCGCGATTTAATCGGCTAACCCTATTTGGCGACCGTTTGGCATTAACATAACAATAATAATAAACACAAGAGAAACGCGTTCGCCAATCTTTTTGAGGTGTACCAATGTTTAACGACATTATCAATTTTTTCAAAACCAATACTGCTCCGATTTCAGGATCGGTTGCCGTGGCTTTTGGCAGCTTATCGCCAAATGAAGCCGCAGCGATTGCCAGTATTGTTTTTGGTTTTTGCACTATCGCAATGAATTTTTATTTTAAACATCGTGAGCTGAAACTACGTAAACAAGAAATCGAACGGAAATATCGCAATGAAAATGAGCAAAAAAACAAACCATAAAGGATTATTAATGTGTGCGGTTTTCGCTGTGCTTGCCCTTGTTGGAGCGAAATATAGCCAAGATTTACGCACCAGCCCGCAAGGTTTGCAACTGATTGCCAACGCAGAAGGCTGTGTACGCAATCCTTATCAATGCCCAAGTGATGTGCTAACGGTAGGTATCGGCACAACGGACAACGTAGAAAAAATCAAGCCGAATAAAATTTATTCCCATGATGAGATCGCCCGCTTGTATGCCAAAGGGATTAAACAAGCAGAACAATGCGTAAACCAACACGCCAACGGGCAAGCAATGCCACAAGGGGCATTTGATGCCTTGGTGAGTATTACTTATAACGTAGGCTGCGGAAAAATGCGAAAAAGCACCCTGTTTAAGCTAGCAAAACAAGGTTATAAGCCTGCAATGTGCGACCAGTTTCCCCGCTGGGTTTATAGCAACGGGAAGCCCCTTAAAGGGCTGATTGAGCGGAGAAAAAAGGAGCGTGATTTATGTTTGGACGGTTAAATTTTGCGGATATTGGCTTGTTTGTGGTGATGTTCTTCGGTGTGCTATTTATCGCGTTTATGAGTTCCCAAAACAGTAAATTAAAGCAAGAAAACCGCCTACTTAGTCAGCAAGTCGTACAACTTGAAAAGCAAGAAAAGGCGATGGTTCAGCGGTTGGAAAGATTACACGCGATGACTGAACAAGCGTCAAAAATGGCAGAAAAAAACACCGCACTTTATCAACAAAAACAAAATGCGTTAAAGGTGGCAAATGAAAAACATAAAAACTGGGCTAATCAGCCTGTGCCTGATGATGTTATTCGGTTGCTCAACGCAGCCCATTAACACGGCTCAAGTGATTATTTGCCCGATTGTAGCAAGTTGCGATCGCCCTACGCTAGCGATTAAAACCAATGGCGATTTAGCAACTGCCTTAATAGATTATCAGCACAATTTGAGCCAATGCCAATTAGCTAACCGCACATTAAAGCAGTGTATTAGTGACTACAACCAATTTTTACAACAATAAGAAACCAAAAGGAAAAACACAATGAAAAATGAAGCAACCCAATTACTTGAAAAATTCGGCATTAAAAATACGCTTACCGTTGAAATTAACGGCATTGAATTAACTTTTAATCGTGATGATGCCGCGTTTGACGCGTTTACGAACGAAGTCGAAAAAGACAACCGTATCACGCCGATCAAAGATTATCTGCTTGCGACAATCAGCAAGGAACACAAAGAAACCTTGCTACAAATTATTAATGTGCCAGGTGTGGCGTTGGCGTTAGCAGAAAAAGTCAATAAGGCCTTTGTGGCTGATATTGAAATTAAAGTAAAAAACTAATTGAGAGGGTGGAACGGTTGGAGCAAAACGGCTACGCACAAGCGATCGCCTTGCGTATGCACTATTTACCGCACGCCGATAACCACCCTCAAAATTTAGCCCGTGCCTTATGGCTAGACAAAAGGCACTGGGAGAATATGGCGAACACCGTCGCAAATGGGATAAGCAAATGTTTTTAGGGTAAAAGATGGCAATTAAAGGCTTGGATTATGTAATCCATTTAACCGACAAAATGACTGGTCCACTCAAAGGCGTAAGCAAAGGCGTTGATAATTTTGTTAGCAAAACAAAATCCGCAATGAGCAATATTGCAATGGGTGGGGCGGGGCTTTTTGCGGTGGGTAAAAGTATGCAAGCCGCCTTAATGCCCGCAATCGAGATGGATAGGGCTTTAGGTGAGGTGGCTTCTCTTGGTGTGGCTGATAGTGCGATTGAGAAACTTCGCAATACAGCCACCGAATTTGCCGTGGAGTATGGCAAAGATTCCGTTGAAGTGGTGAAATCTGCCTATGGCATTAAACAAGCCTTCGGCGAACTTTCCGATCTTGAATTAAGTGGTTTAACCAAAACCACAAATGTAATGGCAGCAGCAATCAAAACCGACGCGAACAGTGCCAAAGATTACCTTTCCCGCCTTTACAGCATTTACAAAAACGAAGCAGACAGTGTGGGCAAAGTGCAATGGGCGGAAAAAGTCGCCTCACAAACTGCAATCGCTACAACCCTATTTAAATCCAGTGTTACTGATATTGAAGCGGGTTTTAAAACCGTTTCAGGCACAGCCCAAAAAATGGGCGTTTCTCTTGGTGAACAAATGGCGGTGATCGGCCAGTTAGGCGATAAAGTGGATACCACAAAAGCAGGAAAACAATTTGAAAGTTTCTTACTAGGGCTTGATTCCGCAGAGAAGAAACTTGGAATGAGCTTTCACGACAACAACGGCAAACTACTTAGCACCGACAAAATTTTACGCAAATTAAAAGCCAAGTTTGGCGATGTAACCAAACATCGGGACATTTTGAAAAAAGCCTTTGGCGGTGATGGAGCTTACAAGTTTATTGCCAATATGATCGACGAAAGCGATCGACTTGGCTCAAACATTGACAAACTCGCCAACGTGAAGGGAATGGACGCAGTGAGTGCTCAAGCTCATAAGATGACGGACGTATGGGAACAGCTAGAAGCCTTAACCAAGGGGATCGCGATTTCTATTGGTTCATCACTTCAGCCCGTACTCTACCCTATCTTAAGTAAAATTGTTGGAATTGGTAAAGGCTTTTTAGAATGGCTTAATACTTATCGCAATATTGCCCGTTGGATTGGTTATTTATTCAGTGCCTTAATGGGGTTTGCCGCGGTTGGACCAGTGATTATGACCTTAAAAGGTATTTTCGGGCTTTGGTGGGGATCAATGAAAGGGGCTTGGGCAATCATTACAAAACTCGCACAAGCGACAAAACTCAATATTGTGCTTAATAAACTTTGGGCGGCGACAATGTGGGTGATTAACACCGTGATGAAAGTGATTTCGATTGGTGCAAGGGTAATGTGGACAGCAATGAGTGGACCTATAGGCTGGATCATTGCAGCGATTGCCTTAATTGGTTATGCCATTTATGCCAACTGGGACAAAATCAAAGCCGCTTGTTTAGCAGGCTGGGAATGGCTCACGGCACAATGGAACGCCTTTACGCAGTGGCTTTCTGAACTTTGGGGAAGTTTCAGCGGTGTGCTAGCGGAATTGTGGGATAGTATTTCTGCCGTATTTACGGATGGCACAATCGTACAAACCGAGCGAATTAATGGGGTGATTTTTAGAGTTATCACCACGGCGGCAACGGAGATCCCCAAAGGCTCAATCAGCGGAAAAGTTCCCGTTATTGCGGAAGCTGCAGGCAGCGATTATAACCTTGCGTCAGGCTACTATCGCATTTTACCCGAACCCATTAACGGCATTGAAAGCGTACTCAATGAAGCCGAATGGTTGCTTACACCGGGATCAGATGAAGAAACCGACGAAGAGTTACGCCAACGCTATCGCACTCAGTTTTCTAGTGTGGGACAACATCATATTGATAGCGTTTATCGCGGAATGATAGCCAAAATTGCTGGGTTATCTGTGGATCGTATTTACTTTAAACACGACGCACCAAGAGGACCGGGAACAGCGAACGCCTATCTTTTATTAGATACGGGGGTAACCAGTCAGCCTTTTGTCGATCGCGTTAATCACTATGTTCGTGATGAGGGATATCACGGACACGGGGACGATTTACTTTGCTTTGCAATGCCTGAAACGCAACATCGTTTAACCTGTAAACTTTATTTTGCTCCTAGCCAAAATGTGAGCGAATTAAAACAAACTGAAATTAAAACCCAAGTAGAAAATATGATCCGCTGTGCATTCCGCGAAAATAATAATTATGCGGTAACTAAAACCTATCCGCACAGCCGCTTTTCTTGGTCGCGGTTAGGTGAAGAAATTCACGAAGCTCAACCGTTGATTTCCTCAATTATTTGGGGACAACAGGATATTTTGAGCGATCTCGCTATTCCACGCATTCAATCTTTAACGGTGAGTATAGAACAATGATAAAAATAACCTTGCCTTTTTGGTTGGATAAAGGCGAATTAAATAAAATCGCCCGACTTTTTGAAAAATGGTGGGCTTATAGTTTAAGGATGTTATCCACGCCATTTTCAATCTTTGACGAAGAAAAATGCAGTGAAACTATTTTAAATTTCATTGCGTATTCTCGTGATATTGAACGTTTCAAGGGTGAACCCTTAGCCCTTTATCGTAAGCGGGTCAAATATGCCTTTTTAAATGCCAAAGACGCAGGCAGCAAAATGGGATTTATCCGTATTTTTGACCGTTTAGGAATTGGATACGTTGAAATTGAAGAGCGTTTTGATTTAGAAAATTGGGATGTCATTAAAATTAAACTTAATGACTCACAACTTGCAAAAAATCCCGAATTATTAATGTTAATTATTCGCAAATATGGGCGAACTTGTCGCCGATATACGTTTGAAGTAATGACAAATAATAAACTCACCATTTATCACGGTGAATTTGACTGTGATTATCGTGCGTATCATTTTAAAGCCAACGTATAACAATAATAAAAATAAGAGGTGAAAAATGGCTAATTTATTAACGCCTGAATTTGAACAATATATTGCACAGCAGACCATCAATAATGGCACAGTTATTTTTGATGAATTTATTTTTGCCAATATTCCCACACTGAATGAGCATAATTTAACGGATTATTTAACCTTATCTGCGGTGAATGATCATATTGTTCACCGACAAGCGGTTTCAAAAGCGGGTGTAGTCAATCAAAATTCGGTGGTTTATTCCGTAACCCTTGGCACTGAAATTGGCGATTGGGATTACAATTTTATTGGCTTAATCAATAAAAGCAAAAAATTGCTTGCTTGTGCTATTCAATCTGAACCCATTAAAAAAATCAAAAATAAAGCGGGCGTACAAGGTAACAGCATTACACGCTCCGTCTTGTTGGAATTTAGCAATGCCAAAACTTTAACCAATATCAATGTGAATGCCCAAACGTGGCAAATTGATTTCACCCTTCGCTTATCAGGGCTTGATGAAAAAATTCGCCTGACAAACAGAGATATGTATGGAAGAGCGGTCTTTTTTGATGATGGTTTTTTAGTAAGTCGAAAAACAGGCAATATTTACAACATCAATGCAGGTACAGCATATATTGAGGGCGTGCGAGCAAATTTACCCCAGCACACTGAAATTAATGCGACTAACCTCCCCTGTTCTATTTATGTTGATGTCGTACATCATTGCACTGTAACGGGTGCTTATGAAACGGAAATTCAGTTTTTAACGCGTAATAAAACCGATTATTTAGATCAAGCTGCTCATCAGCATTATGTACAAATTATTGCTGATATTGACAGCCAAGGACAAATCACAGATCGAAGATTACTTGATGGGCGGTTTATCCCCAATAGCAAAAAATCCAGTGCCACCGACAGCGAAAGTGAAGACACCGTCGCAACGAGTAAGGCGGTAAACCAGCTTAACGAACTTAAAGCCGATAAAGCCACTACCCTCGCCGGCTACGGCATTACAGATTTTGCTCAGCGAGCCTTAACAGCCAGTGACAATCTCAATGACATCACAGTCAAAGGGTTATATCGCAACACCAGCTACCTTAATACCACCAATAACAACTATCCCGAAAATGCCTCTGGCGTGCTGTTTGTGCTATCCAGTGCGGAACAAGTGTATTTTTCTATCACAGGGAAAATTTGGAAACGCTTTAAAGACACGAATAATTGGGCGAATGGCTGGGCGCGAGTGGATGGAAATGCCATTTTTGAGGAAGGCGGTATGATAAAAAAAACGCTCGTACTCAATGAAACCTTAGTAATGAAGCGATTATTTGCAGGCAATCAAGCAAGAGAATGGGCAAACTACCACAGCCAACAGGGACACACCTTCTACCTAAGTGAGGATAGAAGCAAAAAAGGAATGTCACTCACTCAAGAAGGATTAGAGGTTGTCGGCACTCTAAAAGGTGAAGATTTTAACCTAGGAAATGGTCACTCTTTAAAAACGCTTTTTACTCAAATTGGTAGCTTTAGTCTCATCGCAGATTTAGGTGAGATGAACATTAACGAACTGAAATTCCCTTGTATAGCAGGGCAACCTAGAAATAACAATGCACGTTGTGACAGAGGCTATCCCGTTGAAGCCAGAGCAGGGAGCCTATCGGTAATGCCATCAGCTTATGGTTATAAACAGGTATATAACACCTATGATTATGGATTAATATTCACTCGAAATCAAACCGCCAATGGGGAATGGGGTGAATGGAGACGCTGTGATAGCCGTATTAAAGATGTACAAATATTAACTGGCGTAGTTCAGCACGGTAGCACGCTTCCTATACCTTCTGGTTTTTCTGAAAATGAATGTAAATTTTTTATCTCCTTAAACTTCGACGACCCCAGTTTATCAGGCTGGGATATTCAAGAAGTGGGGGCTGGAAAACATTATTATCAAAAATGCTATTTAACCGGACGAGAGGTAACCGCTCAAGTCTGGCACGGCTCTGGACGAGGAATGGATGTTGGGAAATGGATAGATGGAAAAGCCAATTACTTAGTGATAGGGATAAAGGAGGGATAAATGTTTTACGTATTTAATCAAAAAGGGGAATGCATTTTATTTTGTGACAACGCCCCCGATGAAAAGGACTTAATGCTGCGAGGAGAAAAAGCGATTGAAACAACGCAACACTTTCAGCAGCCGTGGCTAAAAGAGGGCAAGATCATAGAACAAGGTTATCGCCCTAGTGTTTATCACCAGTGGAATGGCGAAAAATGGGTGCTAAACAAAACCCAACAAGCCAACCTCCTCACCGAGCAACAAACCCAAGTGCGGTCAAAAATCAACGCAAAACGGGATAGCTGCGTCAACGGCGGGGTGTATGTGCCAGAAATCGGCAAATGGGTGGATACAGATGAAAAAGGGCGTGCCACCTTGGTTGAAATCAAAGCGGATTTTGACTTAAACGGTAAAACGGAAGAAAACGGCGAGCCACGTATTTTCACCCTGATTTGTGCGGATAACACGGCAGAGCCACTGGATTTTGACAAATTCAAAGCGGTGTGGAACGCGGCGAAAACGCTCAAAGAAAAAATGTTTGAAAACGCCTATATGCACAAAATTTTGTTAGAACAAGCGGAAAATCCGCTTGAGTATGACTGGTCGATCGGCTGGTCGCAAACCTATGAGGAATACCAAAATGAGCAAGAAAAATCCATTTAAAACGTGGGGCTATCACGTTTTGATTGCCCTCGACCAACTTTGCAACGCCTTAACGGGCGGTGGGGCAGATGAAACCTTTTCCAGCCGTTGTTACCGCAGAGCCGTGTTAGAGAGCAACCCCAAAGCCCGCTGGCGGTTTTGGTTTCGGCTGGTGAATGGGCTATTTTTCGACAAAGACCATTGCAAAACCGCCTATGAAAGCGAGGTGAAACGGCGGCAATATCCGGAGGATTTTATCACTAATTAATGTGAAATAGGTTATTTACAATGTGGAAAAAACAACAATTACAACTTTCCCCACAAACAAAAACAGCCTTACAAAACGCACAAAAGGGGATTACCTCCCCTTTTTCGTTATCGGTACAAGGGACAAAATTAGGCGTGCATAATTGGACGCACGGGATTAGAGAGGATAGCGGGCGGTATTTATCGCCTGAAAATGCGGTGAAAGTGATACAGGCAAAATTTACCGATTATAGCGATCCCCACCGCCCTAAAGGCGAGGTGCAATGTGTGGCGATAATGATTACTGCGGCAAAAATCGCAGATTTTATTACCGCACTTGAAAATGCGGCGGTTTTGCTACCCTATCCTGAATTTAAGCAGGCTTTGGATTATGCCAAATCACAGCAAACGTTAAGCGATAGCAAAATGATAAAAATGCCGACCATCGGCAATCCCTCTTTTTTGCCAAGTGCGGATATTACCCCGCAATCTGCCAGAACGTTGCAAGCGGTAATGCGTAACGCCAACGCCACTGCGTCAAAAAGTCTTGATCCTATGGCGATGTTGGCAGAACTGAAAGCGAAAAAAGCGGAGCGTGAACAAAAAAATCAAGAAAAAACCACTACACTTTTAAATGCGTCAGTGGAAGCCTATTGCTACACAAAAAAGGCTCACCTTGAGCAAATTGCGTTAGAGATCAATCAACATATCCCCAATGCAAGCAATATTTTTACGGCGTTACTGGTTTTTATCGGTGAGGATTTAACTAATTTGAAGGAGATGATGAGATGAGTTTTTTACAGCCTCAACGCCCCCGCCCCTCTGTGCAACTTGCTTTAAATGGTAAGCCTGTTTATTTGCTTAACCCATCAATAAATATTACGTTAAAACGCGATGAAGCCGATATGAGTGGGCAACAATCTAGCACCCAAAAAGCTGATAAAGGGGTGAAAGCAAAAGAAATGACCGTTTCAGGTTTGATCCCTTACCGTGAAAAACAATGGCTAAAGGATTTATTCAATTTTGCTGAAGCCACAGAAAAATCAGGTGAACAAGTAACATATCGGGTTTCTTCCATATCTGCTGAAGCGGTAAATATGCGTGAAGTACAATTTAGCGGATCAGTAAGTATGGTTGAACAAGGGGACAAAATGGCTTGGCAGGTGAATTTTACGCTAAAAGAAGTCAATAGCGTCAGCGAGAAAAAAGAGAAGCGTAAGACCAAACCGAAGAAAAAAGTGCAAACGGAAAAAGCACCTGAAGCGAAATCGACACAACCGAAAGTAGTACCAGAAGAAGACAATAGCATTTGGAAGAAAATTGATGACGCAATCGGAAGCGGAGGGGAAAAATGAAAATTATTAAAGAATGCCTGATTGACGGCAAAGAATATGATTTAAGCCACTGCCATATTGTGTTAGAACTCAATAATGCAGGGCGGGGCTTTATTGTCATTGAAAGCGATGAAGACTTAGCGGGGAGAGCCGTAGAAATTAATGTAGGAGAAGCTGCCCATTTTTACCAATATTTTAATGGCGTGATTGAACACGCTCAAGATGACAAACCTAAATTTAAAAAGTGCTTTATTCGTGAGAAAGTTGCCATTTTTGAGGGCGTACATAACTGCTCCATTCGCCACGCAACGCTGAATGATATTTGTGCCTACTTGCAATCTAAAACGGGGATTACCTTTAAAATTCCCTCTCAACCTTATGCCACAACCCCAATCCCGAACTTTACCCATTCGGGATCAGGCTATCAGTTACTAAATAACTTAGGGCGGCTGTTCAATATCCCTGATTATTTATGGCAGCAAGGGGCTGATGGCACGGTTTTTGTAGGAAGTTATCAAGATAGCCGCTGGTATGGCAAGAATATTGAGATAGACAGCTCTGAAGCCTTAGATAGCAGTAACAATCGGATGACGTTGCCAATTTACTCTGCGATTCGCCCAGGTGCGTTAGTCAATCAACATAAAATTACACAGACGGAATTGATTAATGATGAACTCATTTTGCAATGGCAAAGTGTTGATGAGAAGGGTAAACCAAAACAGAAAAGCCCACAACGCCAAATGATGGAGAAAGAATTTCCTGAACTTGCAGGCGGTTATCACTTGCCACGTTATGCCAAAGTGATCGGTGTAGCTGATCCAAGTTCGGGCGGGGATATTGCCGATCCGTTTCGCCCTAAGTATGCGGTAGAATTACAAGTTCTCAATGAAGATGGAAGTGATGACACAAATACGCCACCTTATTCCGCCGTGCCTTTGCCCGTTACAAGTACAGGTTCACAAGGTGGCGATTTTGCTTTTCCTGAAGTTGGGACGATTGTCGAAATTGGCTATGCCTATGGGCGACCTGATAAGCCTTTTGTGCGTACCTTATTGGCACAAGATAAAACCGTGCCATCAGTGGCTATTGGCGAGCAACTAAAACAGCAACGCCCAGAAGTTTTTGAACGAACCGACGCAGCGGGAAACAAAACGCGAGAAACCGATCAAACTATTACGGATCGTTCATTTATCCGTGTGATTGAAACAGACACGGAAACGAAGAATATCGGGACATCGCAAAGTAATATTGACGCAGATAAGCAAATCAACGTAGGCGGAAATTATAGCCTTAGTGTTATTGGCAATATTACAACGGTTACTGCGGGCAATAATACAACAGCGATTGATGGCACATTCAAAGAACAAATAAGCGGCATTGCCGAGCGTTGTTCTGATGTACTCATTAAGCTACAAGCTCCAGCCATTCAGCTTCTAGCGAGCCAAATCAATATCGGTTCAGGCGAACAAAACATATTAAACATTATGGAAGAAACAATTCAAATCGTTGCTGACCTTGCTAACACCGTTGCAAGCCACACCCACAACGGCGGTTCAGCTCCCGATCAAAGCAGCACGTTTAATAGCTACAATAACAGAGCCTTAGCCGAGAAGGGTAAACTTACGCCGATTATTGAGCAGTAAATACAATATATTCTATAAACAAAAACTTGCCAAAATTTAAGTAAATCTATAATAAAAACAATAGATTACAAAAAAACTATACATTTTTGGCAAGTTTTCGCCCTACGCAATAATTCTTCTGTTAATCCGCTCAAACTAAAAAACTTGCCAAATTTTCAGTAAATCTACAATAAAAACAATAGATTACAAAAAAAACTATACATTTTTGGCAAGTTTTCACCTGTACAATCATTTTTCTGTTAATGCTTCATTCCAAACTGCGGAAAATTTTCACGCCACGTCAAACGCCACAAAAAAAGCACTCTCCCACCCGCGTTTTTTGTGTTAAAAATTGCTATTTTTTCAGTTAAATTTCATAGGTAAAAACGCACTAAAGCCAGTACGGAAAAGGGATCTCAATAAAAAATAAATTTGATCTTAACTGAAAAAATTACAGTAAATTTCAGTCATTTTCAGTTAAAAAAGATCGGACTTTGTAAGAGGTTTGCATTAATATCTTGAAATATCAATAAAATTTCTATTTTACGTGGGATTTTTTATAGAACTTATTTACAGTTAAGACGAATTAAACTATTCATTTGGTGACCATTGGTCACCAAATCAGACAAAAGCAAAGTGTTAGTTTTTTATAATAGGCTAAAAATAGTCACCAAATGGACACCAATAGAAAAAGTGCGGTAAAAATGAGATATAAAAAAAGCCGCTCTTGGCGACTATCTTATTGATTTACTTATGCTTTTAAATGGTGCCCGAGGGCGGACTTGAACCGCCACGACTCGAAAGTCGAGGGATTTTAAATCCTATCCATTATAAATACTTATAAACAATAATCACTAATAAAATCAATGATCTAATCGTCTAATCATTATAATTTTATCTCATCAAATTATCAGTATTTCCCACCTTTTTATATCTATTTCGTCAAATTTACGTCAAACTAAAACCCCTTCTCCACACAACATTCTTTTCTCGTTATATTTAACATTACTTAAACAAAAAAAACGAGAGCCATCGCCCTCGTTTTATTCCCAGCTTAGGTTTCAGTGATGAGCGGTAAAATCCTCCGGATATTGCCTGCGTTTCACCTCGCTTTCATAGGCGGTTTTGCAATGGTCTTTGTCGAAAAACAGCCCATTTACCAGCCGAAACCAAAACCGCCAGCGGGCTTTGGGCTTGCTCTCTAACACGGCTCGGCGGTAACAACGGCTGGAAAAGGTTTCATCTGCCCCACCGCCCGTTAAGGCGTTGCAAAGTTGGTCGAGGGCAATCAAAACGTGATAGCCCCACGTTTTAAATGGATTTTTCTTGCTCATTTTGGTATTCCTCATAGGTTTGCGACCAGCCGATTGACCAGTCATATTCAAGCGGATTTTCCGCTTGTTCTAACAAAATTTTGTGCATATAGGCGTTTTCAAACATTTTTTCTTTGAGCGTTTTCGCCGCGTTCCACACCGCTTTGAATTTGTCAAAATCTAACGGTTGAGCGGTGTTATCCGCACAAATCAGGGTGAAAATACGTGGCTCGCCGTTTTCTTCCGTTTTGCCGTTTAAGTCAAAATCCGCTTTGATTTCAACCAACGTGGCACGCCCTTTTTCGTCCGTGTCCACCCATTTTTCGATTGCTGG